AGTCCAAAGATACCTGGCACTAACCAATTCCATAATAGCATAAGAACCAGAGGTTTGACAAAAAGTAAAGAAAGTAAAAATACAATTGCTTTGGTTGCTTCTTCTTTGTTTTGTACTTTTTCTAGTTTTTCTTGTTCTTCTTGTTCCTTTTGTGCAAATGCTCTTTTATCAAAGTAGATAGTCATTTGCTTTTCTTCTTCTGCTTTTGATTTGGATCTTGCCATGTTCTGGGATTAATTCTTCCTTGAGTTTGTGTCATGTTTATGAAATCACTACGATAGTTATCGTAATAATGATCAAAGATATCTACCTGTTTTGATGATGATACTAAATCAAACTTAGTAATACCATCTTGTAGATATTCAACTAGGAAAGTATTATAAGGGAGACTCTTATCTTCTGCTATAGAAGCATCACATTCAGCATGAATAATTTTAATACCGTTTGCCATTTCAATGTACCATCATGTTAAGTTTGTTTGGAGTATGCATTAAGATTTCACCTCCAACCATTGTGTTAAATCCCAAAGAAATCCTATCTTCAGTTCTAGTATTTTTTTTGACATAATGAATCATTTGAGAGGAAAACAAAACCATATCACCTTTATTCATTTGAATATCATAATCACGGTCATCGGAATATTTTGTTTGTTTAAAATATGGAAATGTCCAATCTGGAAAAATATTAAGTACGTCTGACGCGAAAGAAAGAACGTTACCCTCGGTAAGAGATATTACTCCGTTAACAATCGAATTTTTATGCCTATGTCTATGATGATATTCTCCAGGTTTATTAATATTTGACCAAGAAGATGAAATATGAAATTCTACAGAATGTGCAATTCCTATATTGTCATGAACATACTCAGCAACACAGTTATCAACGTAGTTTGATAGTGGTCTGAAAATTGGATCTCTCATGACATCCATACTCAGACTCATACTGTTACCTTCATTATGTCCATATTGGAGATTTTTTACATGCTCAATTTGAGCATCAGAAAGTTCATATCCAGATGAAAAGAAAACTGGCATCTGATATATGTCTCTTACCTCACCCAACATTAAGAACGACCTCCCCATTCAATGTTTGGGTATGCTTCAGATACTACTGCTTTAGTAATTCTTTTGTAGTTTTCATTCATCCTACCATCCTTAACAAGGACTAAAAGTTCTGCTTCATCAGCAGAAAGTCCTTCTAGAAGTTGAACAAACATAGATTCTCGTTTCAATGCAGGTAGTTTATCTTGACCACCCTTGAAGAAACGGTATAGACCACGATACTCAGACTCTAGTCGAGTATGATCGGTGCCTAAAGGTGCATCATTGGGAGTGTATGGTACATCTCCTTCTGGCATCATAGAAATAATGCTCTCATCGAAGTTGATAATCAACAACTGTCTGAGAGCAGTACTATTGTGTTTACGAAGTAGAGAAACTTTTTCTTGCTTCGTTTTTGCATTGGAGACCTTTCTCAAAATCTCACTTAACAGCAATCTTGAATTGCTGTTTTCCATACTGCGTGGCATAATTAACTCCTTTAATCAATCATCTTCATCTTCATCAGGCCATTCATTCCATTGTTGAAAGTCTTGTCTGATGTAAATTAGTTCGTCGTGTAACATGTTACCTTCTTCGTCAAACATTTCTGGATGTGTGACTGATTTGGCATAGGCAGCGTTCTCGATGAAATCTTCAACGTATCCTTTTGCTAACCAGGAGACAGTAATGCCTAAAATGAATGCTCCAATAGTAACTAAAATTGCTAGTGCAATTAACATGGTTTCCTCCGTTTAACTGTTTACAATAATATGGAAACCAACCCTCCCTTGTCTAGTATTCAAAATTATTTAGTACTCAAAGGAGACTGTTTTCTCTGAGATACTTAACTGCTTCAGTACAACCACCAAGACGCTTAGAGTCTAACAGAACCTGAGGAAATGTGCTTCCTGTTCCAAATTTAGCATAAAAGTTTTCACGAGTAAAGTCTTGATTTAGCACTTGCTCAGTATAGGTATATCCCTTTCCAGAAAGAACTTGTTTAATCTTAGTACAATATGGGCAACCAGGTCTGGTGTAAATTTTAAAATTCATAATACCTCTAGAATAAAAAAGGGACTCCTAAGAGTCCCATGGGTGTTCCGACTTTTGTAGAGACCGCACGAAAGGTCTCCACATTATTTAGTCAATCAGAAGGAGTACTTCACACCCAATTTAGCACCGTAGCCGCGGTCAAGATCTTCGTCGCCTGAACCTACGAAGGATACTTCACCATATGCACCGAGGTTGTCGGTCAAACCGAGACCCAGACCTGCCTTACCAGAAGGAACGGTGTCAGCGTCACCGCCGTCAGGAGTCAGCACAGTAGCGCCGCCCTGGACGTAGTATGAAGCACTCTCGCCAAGAGCACCTTCGTACCCTACGTGCAGGTCTGTTCCAGCGCCGTTGTACTCGGATCCAGTCCAACCAGCATTGGTCTCGACGTTGACATAGGGTCCTGCGAAAGCAGCACCAGCGGAAGCGAACAGAGCAGCGGTTGCTGCAAATACAGTTTTGATCATTTGAAAAATTACCTTTAAATATGTGACTCGTGGAGTTGAACCCACGGATGAAAGAGAGATCGACTGTCTCTCGTTGTAATAAGTATAGCACCTTTGAGTGGTGCTGTCAACAAAGAGATGCGATTAATTGAGGCACCTTCATTTGTTGTAAACCGTAACAATGTACGGTTAGATATTTATACCAGAATCAATTTCTCTTTTTTGATTTGGTTTGATAATCCTGAAGTTTCTTTCTTGCTTCTACCAACATCTCTGCTGTCCTAGTTCTACCCTCAAAATATGCATCGGGATCTATCTCAATGTCAATAATATCCATAGGGTCTACAAGAGAATCAAATTCTGCATCAGAATCACCTAGAATTTCTCTAAGTTCTTCAGGCAAGTTTTCGTTTTTAATTTTTGGAAGTTCCATTAGAGTGTGTATTGTTCGTAACCTGTTGCCATTCTAGTATGCCAGAATAAGTTTCCATTTGGAGGACTTGATAATTCCAGCGATGTAATTATAACATTATTAGATGGGTCGCGCAATACCCAAGCAACTCCACCTGGATTTTGTGAAAAGTTATTCACACTATTATTATCTGCATTTGTCACTACTGCAGTCAGACTATAACTTCCTGTAGATGTAATATCAATATCATAAGTTGTTGACTGAGTATTAAATCCTGCATGAGTACCTAGACTAGTGCCAGACCAACTAAAATCCGCAGTATTATCTGCTTGAACTTGTAGAGTATGTGTTCCAGTAGTATTTACATCAATATTCCAGGTAGCAGAGTGTGCAGTATCTACTAAAGAATCTGTATTTGAAGGATATACAGAATAAGTATTCATGAAATCAGACCATGCAGGGTGTGGTCCTGACTTAACCCAAGAGATACTATTACCAGAACCACAACTACCTCCCTGACAAATTTTAACATACCATCCACCAGGATTTCGTGTCCAATCATACGCCAATCCTTCTGGAAGTCCTTCACTATCTACAAATCCAGCAGCAGAGTTGGTACAGTTAACGGTAAGTTTTAATACTCCTGCGTTTAAAGATGTTGTAGTTGAATATGGTGTAGTGTAACTGCCACCAGAAAATATACCTCCAGGTCCACTTAATAGTGCAGTTGTACTGTCATTTAAAAATATTTCGGCATTATCATCTGATGCTAATTGAAATCCATACAGTCCTGATGATGGAATATTAATTGTATATGTAACTGATTGCTCAATTTGGGGCAGAGTGCAGGTTGCAGGGTTTGTCCAAACAGCATAAGTATTACCTTCTTGACTCCAGTATGATACATTTTGAAGCGTGTCTATATTTCCTGTGCCAGAAATTTTTAATGATGCATTGCAATCGTTTCCATCATTATCTTTAAAACACAACTCACTTCCATTACCCTTTACCTCAAATCCACCACTATTATTTGTAATTGTTGCAGTGTAAGTTGTACCAGCATCTACTAAGGCACCATTAGAATCTTCACCGTTTTCCACATTAGGTGTTTGAGTAAAACTGACACCAGCAACACTATATGTTCCAAGTGCAGTTCCATAAGTGTTTGGATTATCATCCCACTCAAAAGTAAAATTTACTACACCGCTACCAGTACCAGTTACAACTAAATCCCCATTACTATTAAATGTAGCAGCGACAGTTGATTCTCCTACAATATACTCTGTAACAGATTCTACTGCATATGTGACTGGAGTAGATCTTTGTCTTTTGTAGTACAGAGTTTCAACTCCATTATTAAATCTACTGACAGGTAAAATATTAATATCAGAATCAAAAGGAGAACATGCATCTGGTCCTACATCAGGAACAAAAAATTTATCTGAAAGACCAAATCCTCTGGTCAATCCATTCCAGAATGGATCAATTTCAGCATCATCAGTATCAATAAGACAATTGAAAAAATTACCATCTTCATCAACTTGACATCTTAATCTAGGGATATCAAAGTCTATACCAATAATATCTTCAAAGTCTTTAAAATCTTTTCTGTCTGGTTCTCCACCAGGATACCGCCCACCATCATCACCATCATCATCTGGAATGGCACGACGACCTCCACTAGTAATATCAGCGTCACTTACAGGAACATCGCAAACAGGACCAAAGTATCCTTCTGGGTAATAATATGAAGGCATTAAAAAAGAGGGTTGTTACACCCTCTATTTATTTTAATTACTCAACCTTTCCAATAACCCAAGACCTCATACCAAATGGAGTATCAGCAATCAACGTCTGAGTTAGTTCTACTACATCTGATGGGACAACTAAACAGAATCCAATGCCCATATTAAATACGTTTCGCATCTCAGCATCAGAGATGTTACCTGCATTCTGAATGGTCTCAAACATTTCTGGGACATCCCATGCTCCATAGTCAACGTCAACAGTCAGACCCTTTGGAAGGCATCGTGGGAGGTTCTCAGGCAGTCCTCCACCTGTGATATGTGCCATGCCTAGGATAGGAACTTCATCTAACAGGTGCTGGATCAGACGGGCATAGATGGTGGTAGGTCTCAACAGTTCTGGCATCTCCTTATAGTAAATATAGTTTCTCCACAACATATCATTAACAAGAGTGTATCCATTACTATGAAGTCCACTGCTCTCAATACCGATGACTACATCACCTGCCCTGATGTTACTGCCGTCAACAATATCATGCTTCTCTACAATACCAGTGCAGAAACCAGCAACATCATAATCAGATTGTCTGAAATGCTCTGCAGTTTCTCCACCTAGGAGTTCCATTCCTGCCATTGTGCAACCAACATTAATCCCATACACAATGTCACTCACATTAGCATCAAGTGTTTTGGCAGAGATATAGTCTAGAAAATATAATGGTTTAGCACCAGAACATATAACGTCATTGACGCACATAGCAACAAGATCCTGACCAATAGTGGTGTAATCATCAGCAATCCTACAGATATTCATTTTAGTTCCAACACCATCAGCACCAGATACCAACATAGGTTTCTCATATCCTGATGGGATCTCCATCATTCCACTGAACCCACCAATACTAGGTGCCAATACTTTTAGATACTCTACAAAGGAACGTCCCTTGATAATGTCAACACCAGAAGTTTTGTAGTCCATTAGTCAGTTTTTCCTAGTCGAATGTACAATGTAATAAGTGATTGTGATATTAAATCACAAGAATATGTGAATCCAATTTGGTCTTCTTTGTCCCAGTGGTCTCTTTGACTTCTAAGAAGTGCAGAAAACTCTTTGATCTTAGACCTCATCTCTTCGTTTGTCAACTTATCCAATGATTTCTCCTTTAATAATACCGTCAAGTCGTTTTAGTTTCCATACAATGTACTCCATGGTGGGTACACACTGGGGATTCCACCCAGCAAAAGTAGAGTGTTCTCCACTTGGAATCTGCCAACAGGGAGCATCATCATTGTCAAGGTCTAGTGATTCTCTGTAAGCATCATCACCAAGTAGAACACATGCTCTCTCTGCTTGATTCAAACTACCGAAGCAAGCAAATCCATTCTTCTTAATCTCCTCAGGAATTTCGTGCTTCATTGAATAGCAAGTGGTTGTAATCTATCTAGAATCTCACGATAGGCAGGTACGATATCACCTTCATCCTTCCTGAACAAATCCTTATCGAATCTTTCGTTACTACCAATCTTCCATAGTCTCATGCTGTCAGGACTAATCTCATCGGCAAGATACAAATCACCATGAGCATCATATCCATACTCAACTTTAAAATCTACAAGGTCAATGCCCATGATATAAAACATCTGACGGAGATAATCATTAACTCGTAATGTCATCTCAATAAAAGGGTCAGGGTCATATCCCATCA